CGAGTCACACAGTAGGATGATCTGCTGCGCGGTCGGCACGGTCGCCGTAGCACCCCCAGAGGCCCCAGTCGTGAACGTGATCGTATAAGGACCCGTTGTCTGATTCGTTATGTAATAGATCTGAACCGTCTGCGGCATCGTCACCGTGACGTTCGATGACAATGCACCCGTGTACTTCTGGATGACGTTCGCAGCCTCAGTGCTCGAAAGGGTGAACGCACCCCCCGGCGCAACTGACTTAGTCAACTGCGTGAACGAGAACTGGGTTCCCTGCCCGAGACCGATCGTAAAGAACGCTGACCCCGAACAAACAATCAAACAAGAGTCCGATGGCTGCAACGCCAACTATGCGGAGCCGTTGATCTGATTCCCGCCGCTCGGGGAAACCGTCAGAGTTCCACTCCCGCCGTTGCGAACAAAGGCAAACCAGTTGTTTCCTAACGTCGTGGCCGAAGTCAGGCTCAACGTACCTGCGCCGCCGTTCCACACATAAGTAGATGCACGATCGGACGCAAGCAGCGTGTAGGTAGACGCAAACGTCGTCACAGGCGTCGTCTGGTTCAGAGTCGCCCCGATAGCAGTCAGACCGAATCCGGCGAGCGCTGAAGCCGTCGCGAGGGACGTAGTGGACCCAAATGCAATCCCCCCCTACGTTCCAGTCGTGGTCCCGTTAGAGGTGACGAAGATGTACTGCGCACTTCCCCCTGAAGCCGGAATAGAAACGATCGTGCTGGCTCCGCCAAACGTCTTGACCGTCAGCGCTACTCCGCCGGTGTTATAGATCAGCGCATCCTGACCAACCGACACTTGATTGGCCGGTGGCATCCACAATTCATAGGACGTACTGGTCGTGCTGACTTGCATGACCCGTGCGGCGACGAAGTCTGTGTCGTTACCGTTCAGTGGCCACTCAAGTTGAATGGTCCCCGTCGTAGACGTTAGAGCATATGCGGCATATGAAACGTCAGTCGGTTGAATGACGTTGCCGGTGAACGGGCTGTTGTAACTCATGAGTCTTTCACTATGGTTTGACGATCACCGACCCGCGTCAGATCTTCCTGCTTGAGCAGCGCAATCGATTTGTCGTACATAGACTGCCACACCGGTATTCTCTCATCGTTCTTTAGGAACGGCATGGCCTGCAGCAGGGAACCATAAAGCAAAGCCTGCGGAGCGTACTGCGTAAACCAATTGGATTGATTCGCCGAATCTAGCGGCTGGTTCCGTTCGTAGTACAGCACCTGAAACGAGTACGCTGCCGCGGGTGTAGGAGCCACGAGCCAGTGGGTGAAGTCGTAATCACAATAAAACGCCGGCAGCCCCGTCTGAGTGTCATCTGGCCAATACTCACGCAGGTACTCATACTTGCGAAGGAACACCGGGTAGCGCTCGCCCCCCGTCGTGACGTTAAACGATACCGTCTTTCTCCATCGTGCAGGCTTATCCAGCACCGGGTTGCCAATTGTCATCGTCCCATCGGCGACCGTCAGGTTTCCGAGGAACTTAATCTCTGACGCAATGACCTGCTCCGCAAACATAATGAACTGCGGAATCTTGTCTAGCGTGGCCTGATCATCGCGCTCAAGGTAGGTGGCAATGTCATCGACCAGCGAGTCATAGGTCATCACACTTGCAACGGTCATTTCGATGCTACCCCTTTGGATTTCTCAAAAGACCTCATGCCACCAAAACCGAGCAGCCCAGCAAGCAGCGTCATCAACTGCTCAACCTGCAAGTCAGGAGGTGGGGCCAGCCCTTTGGGAATTATATCGACTCCCTGACCGAAAGCCCATAGCCACTGCATTAAGGGGTAGCCAAGAAATTGGTAAGCCAGACCCAGAACCCCAATCCAGCCCACAGCAGGACGCCAACCGCTGACAAATAGGCTAGATGAACCGGCCTCAATCTTGTTGATCTCAACTTGTGCCAAGTCAGTGGCTTGGTCAATCCTCTTCTCTTCCAAATCCAGCTTGCGGTCTTCCAACGCCATCTGAAGGCGTTCCTTGTCCGTTGTGACCAACGAGTCCGCAACCTTGCCGACGCCTTCAATTATCGACCCAATCCCAATCAAGTCCATTACTTGAGCCCCGCCAGAGTGCGATTGATCCAACCTAATAGGAATTTAGACTGGGACCGATCCTTGTTGCAGATCTGCGCGTACCGGCTAATCTTGGCCAAAGCGTAAGCAGGAAGGAACTTCTCCGCCGTGCAGATGTTCAACCGTTCGACGGTTTTTGCGCCAATGGCTCCGTCTGGTGTAACTCCAACGATGAGTTGGGCGAGCTTGGAGGCGACACCGACTCCGGTGTTGACTGCAAAGTTGAAGATGGTTTCGGCAATAGCTTGGTTCGTAAGATTGTCACCTCTGATGCGATCCCAGAAATTAACTTTGTAAAATTCACGAACCAGTTGCGTAGCGCCGCCAAAGTCCTTTTGATCAATGAACGCCCACCCTGCCCAGTTTGGATTTGGCTTTCTTGCGATTCCTGCATACGTTTGTCCTCCCCGGTCACCCGGAATGTCCGTCAGTTGGTATCCACCCTCGTCGTGGATCATCTTCTCAAACGCGGGATTGAAGTCAGCCATTGTGTGGCCTCTTATTGATGAGGTCGAACAGGGTTTTGACTTTCTCTTCCAACACAGCAACCCGAAGATCAAGTTTGGCAAGCACAACAATCAGCGTGATTAGCGCAAGGATTGCCGGGGAAGCCTTCAGTATGATCTCGAATGCTTCCATTACTTCCTCGCCATGCGGTCTTCAATGATGCTGATGTGCTTTTGATTGTCGTGAATCATGTCACGGTTGCGCTGAATCTCTTTCTCAAGCTCTTGCCGCAACTTTTCCCTTGCCAATTCCGCGCCAGAGTTCACAGCTTGCTTGTTGTCAGATGTAACAACAAGACTGATTTTTGCGTTGAGTACAGTAACCTCGTGCGTGAGTTTGTCTAACGCAGACATCAGATACACCACGCAGGTGAAGAGAATCGGAAGCACCGCAAACGCAGTCTTCTCAATCAACTGCGACTTGGCTTCCAGCTTCTCAGTCATAGCCCGAGCAACTTCTTGACAAACTCCGCCGCTACGCCGGGGCCAAACAGCACCGCCGCAATGACCCCGTAAAGCAAGTATTCAATCTTCGTCATCCGCTTGTCGCCAGACGACAGAGAGTTCGAGATGTGGTTGTACCGTTCTGCGCAGATCGCCTCGTGAACCGCTAACTTTGTATCAACATTGTCCATCTCACTCTTCCGTCTTGGCCTGTTCAGCGGCTTCCTGCTCGATCGCCTTGATCAAACCAACAACCTCAACGTAAGGGCGCTGGCCAAGATACTGCAGGATGGCGTTGAGCAGATTGATTGATAGGTTTGCCTTATCCATTGTTCACCACCCAAGAGGTTGTTGGTTCGTCCCAGTAGTAACGCTGGTCATCAGTAGGCATCGGCGTTGGAGCATCCCACAGGCAAGTTGTTTCGTTCAGAACCCAAGACGGAAACGGTTGTGGCGGGACGAAAGCATCCCGTTGGGCATCGTAGGTGTAACCAATGCCAGCATAGTTTTCTCGAATGTTTCCGTTATAACTAGTCTGCTTCCAGTTAGTGTAGCCACCAGACCAATCTATAAGAAATTGAATACCTTTGGCTTCTGATTCAACACCGTCTTGAAGTAGTTCATTGTTGTGAACAGCATTAACTTCAAGCACAACATTGTTTTCATTAAGTTTTGCAAAATGAGCCATTTGTGCCTCAGAACGTAATTGAACCGTTGCCAGTCCAAGTGTAATAACGGAAGCCTCCGGTCAAAACGACCGATGGAGATCCACTTGTTGATGCTGGTTCGGCAAAAGTATCTGCATATTTCAAAACAACTAACCCACTACCGCCAAGGACCGTACCGCCCGAAAATCCAGTACCACCGCCACCACCACCTGTATTGGCTAATGCAGATGTTGCGAGATATCCACCGTTCCCACCACCTTTCCCGCCGCCGCCATACCCTCCGCTAGTCTGGCGAGTAGGAGTGCCTTGGTAAAAAGAACCGCCACCGCCACCGCCAACATAATAGGTTCCACCGACGTTTTCACCTTGCCCAACTGCGGCCAAGATTGCGGAATATGTGGAAGTTCCTACACCCCCGTCACCGCTTGGTGAAGTAACGTTTTCTACCGAAGTAGTGCTATTTCCTGCCCCGCCAGCACCGCCGCCGCCAGTTCCCCCGCCATTGGCGTTGGCGTTACCCCCCGCATTACCTTGCCCAGAAGTCCCAGCACCGCCGGTCGCAGCAGAATTGTCTCGACCGGTTCCACCGCCGCTTCCGTAAGTTCCGCTTCCACCAGTGCCGTTACAAGGAGATCCTGAACCCCCATATCCACCAGTACCGCCTTTAAGTGCAATTACTGAAGAAAATGAAGAATCATTTCCATTTGACGCTGAAGAAGCCCCACCCGCGCCAATGGTAATTGGGTAAGGAGTACCTGCCGAAACGCTAAAAGAAGCATTATTTACTACCCCACCCGCTCCACCACCACCACCACCGTTACCGCCGCCGCCAGCAGCGCCGCCAGCAACAACCAGTAATTCAACGGTTGATGGTGCTGCGACAGCTTTTTTGCCGCCCAAAACGGCCAGCATAATCCCACTCATGATACGTTGCCCGTCATGACGCAGGTGGTGGCGTCAATAAAGAGAACGGTGCAAACGCCGCGAGTTGCAAGCGTAACTGATGCCTTGTCCG